CATCTATTTGTCGTAGTTCCGCATGATGTCGTCTTTGGTCATCGTTCGCTTTTGCCCATTAGCAGACATCGGCTTGCCAATCTTCGGGGTATCGTCCTTAAATTCCGCCCCCATCACAGCAGCGTGAAATTTGCGCTCCGACTCGTCCCGCTCAAGATCGTATTTTTGCAACACTGCCGCGCACGAAAGATCAAAGTTAAGCGCTCGCGGGTTCGCTCTCAGGAGCATTGATGGCCTCTGCCCGAAGTGTCTTGCGGCGAGACTGAGCAGCAGATGTTCTTCTGGTCTTTCGGTTACGAAATTTCTTCATGCCGTCATTCCCTTCCTGTCCCGAAATCCACTGGAACATAAAGAGAAAGTCAGTCTTGTGGACGCGTGCGACGGCGCGGTTATCCTTGCCCATGAAACAAACACGACCAGCTACGTCCTGTCCGATCTTCGGCTCCAAGCAATTCTCGACAACCATCTGACGGAAGAATATGAGCGCCTTCGCGTTTTGCTCGTCCTCTTCGGGGGTCGTCTCCCTTGCGGGCTGCTCTCCGCCATCGTTCTCATCCCCATCGTTTTCCGCTACACCCCGTGCTGCGCTAACTAGACTCAGGGGTAGGCCACCTGTTAGCGCTTCACCCTCCATGTCTGTGCGTCTGAGGCGAACCACGATTCCCGTTTTTGGCAGCGTTACGAGCTCGCCAGGATCAGTAGCCTCCGCTTCGAACACCGTCTTCGTCTTCTCTGCGATCTCTTCCGGGCTGGTAACTTTCAATTGTTCTGTCATTGTCTCTCCCTCTAAAAAGTATGCCGCCTAGCAGACTCCGCATTTCACGGAGCGCCGGCGGCACGAATTGTTTGGCAACTAAAGTTAAAAGGTCAAAGCGTTAAGCCACGATTTCGCGTCTCACGATAGCAAACACACGATCTCCCGCAGTTCGTGTTGAAAGAGCGCGCCCCGTCAATGTGACAGTGACCGCGGAATCCTTCGTGCGTCCAAGGCCCATCGTGATACCACCACGATTGAGGCAGCGATAGAGCATTACCCACCAGTGGACCGCGTCATCATCTGAATCAGGCCAGATAAGCGCAGCCGTAAAGTAGTCGAATGTAGCAGCGCCGCCTCCAGTGACTTTCTCGATCTGCGTCGGGGTTCCCGCTGGCGCAGTGTAAACGCTACCGGGAACCATGAACGAAAGCCGCTCAAGGTTCTTTACTTGCCGCATGGCCCCCGAAATAGTGGTTTCATTCGCAGTGATAAAATCGCTAACCGGGTCCTCTTCCTCATCAACACGGATTTCATCAAACGTTGGTGACGTGGAGAACTCCCATCCTTCATTTGTATAGCCGACTGAAAATCCGTTTGGATTAGCCGTCGCGTCCGGATTGCCGGTTGCGGTGTCTAGGACCATCACAGCATCGGTTGCGGGGAGAGCCAAGCCGACCCATAATTGCCCGAATCCTCGGTGTAGTTCTGTGGTATCCCAACCATTTGCCAAGCCCGCCATTAGTTAGTACCCCCTTCGGCTTCAGCTATCAGCTTTTCAACCTTCGCCCGTCTTGCGCGATGCTTCTGCATACGGGCATCGAATGATTCCTCTGACTCATCACGTCCGCGCGGCATAATGTATTCATCCTGAAGGGTCATAATGGAGAGGTCAGCTCGGTTTGATGGGACACCGCCAAAAGCCGCCACTGCAATATCGTTGTAGAGGCGTGGCCCAACAGGCTTCCCGAATTCATCCATCAACCCTTTATAAGTGACGGCCTTACGTTCATAGGTCTCCGGGTCAATTCCCCGCCGTTGTAAGACCTTTGGATCTTCTTTGCCAAAGCGATCCGCGAGGCGCTGGGCAGATGTCTTCTTTGCCCCTGTAATGTTTGGCGGATTCGGCGGATTAGTGGTTTCTTCAGCCATTTTAGGTTTTCTCCATCAGTCCGGTGAACGTAATGATAAGACTCCCGTTCTGTTTGTAGGTTGACTTACTCTCGTTAAAGAATGCGGCGTAGTCGTGATCGATGTCCCAATAGGGCAATTGACTTCTCGAAGGAACAAAGCCGTTAAATAAGGCCGAGAGTGGCGCGCGTTCGATGATAATGTGCGCGGCTTGTACTCTCTTCATCACCGAGCGAGCTAAATCGTCGGGGTTTTTCCCGACATCCTCAATCAAGATTTCAATCCCATGAGTTTCACCAACGATTTTCCCATCCTCGTCCTTTACCGTTCGCGTTCGCCTCGGAATAACGCTACAAGCCGGGAAGTAGGGGTTTACCCATCGACTTATGCGCCAGACTACATAAGCCGGCATCGGTTCGTCGCCGTTTACCTCGGCGTGGACCGCCGCTTCCCCCGCCTTCAAGACCACACTTAAATTGTCAATCAATGGCTGGATGAATTGTTGGGTTATCTCTGTGTCCCAAGGCCCATTTTCTGCCATCAAATTACCTTAAACCCCAAAGACCGAGCAATTGCCTCGTAGGAGTCGTGAAATATCTGTAAGTGCTCCTGGGCCTCTTCGTCAGTCGCTTTCATTACCTCGCGTACTGGTAAATGGCCTTTTCCTTCGTGGTGCCACTGTGCCTTTGGATCTGCGCTACCTACATTCAGCGAGTCTGACTGTTCTTCTCTCACGTAGTTAGTGGCACCTTCCTCAGTAAGAGAGCGGTACATCCGAGTACTGAATTGCAGGATGGGTCGAAAGCCGACTTCTAACTCCTTTTCTTTGGCGTATCCCTCACTTAAGGGCTCCCATCCGCCACCCGCCTCGCTGTCAAGATATCGGCGCTGGTAATCAAGTCGAACGTCAACGTTCTTTTGCCAGCCGCGCTCGCGCTGATCACTGATTACCTCAGTAAGTCTGTCGATCGCTTCAAAGAGCCTTCGTTCGCCTCTGACGTTAAAACCCGACATCATGCCTTCCGAATGCTGGACCAGAAGTAGCACGCCATTCCTGCCAAATTGCAGTTGAAGAATCAGTCGGGGCCACTAACTGCAATGTGATCTGCGGGCGTCCCTCTACGGCATCAATCACCACTGCGGCACCGGTTATCGCCGGACTGCCCCATGCAAATCGAATCTGGTAAGGCGCACCATCGATGTTGCCGGAGGTGCCGCCGAACCTACATGGCGTATCAGGATATTCATCCTCTCCAACAATAAGGCGACACGTATCAGGAAGGATTCTCGCCGCCTTTTCGGCCACCTTGCCCCGTACCTTACTGTAAGCCCGGCCAACACTAGCCAAAGTTTTGCCCTACTTCCAACTCAATTAGATCCATCACTGGACCATTGAGATCATAAGGAATAAACGGATAGCCAAGCATGTTGCGCACACGATAGAAAATGTCGGCTAACAGTCTGGTTGAGTCCAAGTCAACGCCGTCGCCCTTAAATTTTAGGTCAGCAGAGTTGCGCTCCGTCTCCCACAGGTCGATGTCATCACTTAGCAATGACTCTTGCGCCGCATTCAAAGAACTAGTCGCACTTACAACTGAGGCGTAAGTCTCCCGCACGATTTCAGCGGTGAGCACGAGTTGATCACTTGTTAGCGCCATGTTCTATCGCTTCAATAATCTCAGCCTTCTTCGCGGTCTTGCTGACTCCAAGGTTTGCCGCTGCCGCTTTTTCCAGAAGTTGCGCCTTGGTTAATCCCGCTAGTGTATCGATTTCCGTTTCCACGTTGCTCGCTTGCAGGATTTGTGCAAGTAGCGCGTTGATATTTTCAATTCGTTGAATCTCAGCAAGTTCATTGTCTCGATTAGCGGACTGTACGTCAGGCACTTCGATATCCAGGTGCTCAGCCAGCAAGCCCGAGAGTCGTGATAACTCGCTTAACGCCTGAGCGCGTCGAACAATCTTGTGATCTCTACTTGCCATAGGACCTTACCTAGAACTGAATCACTGTTGCGCGAACTGTTACGGCAGCAGGATCAGACAACGCCGTAGTCGCATTAGTCAGATTGCAACGCTTAACTGTAACCGTGTTAGTTGCAGAGACAAATCCCTCGATCGTCGCGTATTCAGTTGTGGCCCAAGCAGCAGCAGGAATGCCCAATGCAACTGAGTCACCATTAGCCGCGCCCGCGACCGTGATAGTAAAGTTCTCACACGTGCCCGCAGCTAGCGCCGTGAAGTCCACCGAACCTGTTCCCGTGATGACCTTCGCGATGGCCGCGCCGCCGCCAATACTCAGCGTCGAACTGACCGCCGCTGTGCCTGTAATCGTTGTATTGCCGG